TTTAAAGTATGAAAAATGCCGGCTGAACCACTCGGGAGAAACAAGAAGCTGGCGGATTTGAGGGATTTCTTCAAAATTCTCTATACCAGTGCCGCATGAGCCTTTTATGTCGATCAGGTCCAATTTGATGGAATTTTTTATAGCGGCGACTCCGACCCCGTCCATCAGCCACTCGGGAGAAACGTTAAGGATGCGGCACGTTTTAATGACGTCATCATATCTGGGCGCCAGCGTTGCCCCGTCTAACCATTTCTTTATCCCCGCCGGGGATAGCCCAGTAGCTCGGACTAAATCAGCAGCCAAAACCCCTTTTTCTTGCATCACTTGCTTTAGGCGATCATTCCAGCTAGTCATGTTTGCCTCTCTGTAAATATTAACTTAGGTTATGCCATTTCTTTCCCTTTGTGCTTTACTTTATTATTAACTTGAGTTAAATTATTAAAGAAGAAAATTCACTTTGGTGAGAATATGACTGAGTTAGACGAAAGGCGAAAACTCGCTTTTAGGGAAATAAGAGAGGAATTCAACTCACTTACAGAGATGAGCCGCGCTTTCGGGGTTTCTTTGCCTGCAGTCTGGAAGTGGAAGAAATTCGGCATCCCAGAGAGCCGGCTTCCGTACTTCCGGCTTAAGTATCCGAAGCTTCAAGCGTGGAAAGGGCTCCCGAGAGGCTTCTAAATGCACGGCTACAAAGCGACCGATTTTGCTTGGGAGGCGCCCGTGACCTCTTCGTCTGAACGCCTGGTGATTCTTGCCCTGGCGAAGTTTTCGGACGATGCCGGACGGTGCTTCCCGTCTGTAGAAAAGCTAACAGCGATTACGCACTTAAATCGCAAGACAGTTTTTTCAGCTCTGAAAGCTCTTTCCCAAAGCGGGGTGGTTTCAGCTCAAAAAAGTGAGAGAAACGCGAATCGGTACCAGCTTAATTATGCCCTCTGTCGTACCGAAAACGGTACTACCGAAAACGGTACTACCGAAAACGGTACTACCGAAAACGGTACTACCGAAAACGGTACGGCAGTAGTACCGAAAACGGGACAACCAGTAGTACCGAATTTGGGACACGAACAGATCAGTGAACATATCAATGAACAAATCAGGGGAGAGAACCCCCTACCTCCCCCCTCGCCTGCGGCGAAGCGGGAGGCACAGACACACCGCTTCTCGCTCTCCGAGATCCCGGATGCGTCGAAAGAGAAAACCAGAACTCAGGCATTCAAACCTCCAGAGCTCGGTGTCGAGCTCACCGAGTCCGCTTTCAGAGACTGGATGACGGTACGCAAGGCAAAGCACTCACCGCTCACTGAAACCGCGTGGAAGCACTTTAAAGCGCAGGTCCTCAGATCCGAGCTGAGCATCCAGCAGGCGGTAGAGCTTTGTGCGACCAAGGGATGGATTTCTATCAACGCCGAGTGGCAGGCGGTTAAGGACTATCAGGCTGAATTCGATTCTCGCTCCAGCAATGACAGGAAGGTCGATTTTGTCATCAAAGCTCTGGGGCTGACTGACAACAGGAAGGAAACTGAAAAATGACAGGCTTCAAGTACGAAGGCTCCGACGTCAAAAAAATCAGTGAGCAGCTTTTGGGGCTGGCCGATCTTCTGGACGGAAGACCCCCATCAGAAAAGGCACTGCTTCTTTGGCTTTCTTGCCTTGAAGACGAAGTCCCCGCATGGGCGGCTATCTCTGCGCTTACCGACTGGCCAAAGAGGCACAGCAAAATGCCGGCACCGGCCGACATCGTGAAGACTGCCCGGGAAATCCGAGAACGCGCTCTGGAGAAAAAGACCCACCAGGCCAGCGCCAGTGAAATTTCTGTCGCTGAAGTGCGCCCTGCGGATCCTGCCATTGCCCGGGCTGTCGACCGCAGCCTTAAGGCCATCAGGGATCTGGGGGCGCGCCCGAAAGACTTTTGGGAGTGGGAGGGGATCACCGCGATTGCCGCGGGTCGTCCGCTTTCTGGGATAAAGCGGCGCTACCTCGAGACTCAGTACGGGGAGAAGCTCGGGGATCCTGCCTTCCTCAGATCCATCACGGGCAAAGTCCGGTCGAGGCTTTACCTTGAGGCTCACCTGCCGAAGCCAAGCGATGCCCTGCCCGATGAAATGTGGGAGGCACAGGCATGACGGAAAACAACGAAAGGAGAAATGAAATGATCTTAGTAAACGTGGATTCTCAGGAAAAGGCCCTCTTAGACGTATTCAAAGAAGTCGACGAAATCTTTCTTTTTGCAAAGTCTGGGCGCGCCTGCCTTGCTGACGCGGCAAGGCTGCAGGTTCTGTCAGAAAAAATAAAGGAGCAGATTGGCACGGCCGCAGAGCTTATTGCCAAAGAGTCACGCTTACTAACCCCAGCCCAAGTTAAGCCGGGGGATAAGGTTGTCGTCTTTAGTGATGACGGATCAGCAGTTTTGGGGCGCTTCAGTCATGCAGAGTTCTCTTAACGGCTTTGTCAAGTTTTTTGAGGTTGGTGCAGAAATTCCCAGCGTCATTTTTTGTATCGGCTCCTTGTTTAAGGGCGTCGATCAGCGTGCTCAGATACTCGGCGTCAAGTCTTGCCGCCTGACCGGCAAGCTTTTTTCGGGGCTCATCAACCTCCCACGTATACCTCCCGTCTTCCTCACCCAAGAAAAATTGAAGTTCTTTTTTTCTGGAAGATTCAAATTTATCGAGGCATGGAAGATGGACTTCTCCCCTACGAATAAGTTCGCAGACAAGGGCTACAGCGGATTGTTCAGACATCGTCATTTGATTTCCTCTATGGGATGGTTAGTGAGTGCAGGTTGGGTCCCCGCATTTCTAATTATCTCCCACTGGGGGATCTGGAGGGGAAGGAGTGGAATGATGAGTGAAGACCAAAGGGCCCGAGACGAGGCCTGGCGGGCGGCAGTGCGGCAGATTGCAAAGGCGTACGGGGTTTCAGAGGAAGGTTTTGAGGAGTTGGGCAGTATGGACAGAGGGTTGATGAAAAGAGTGAGGGAATTATCTGAGCGCCGGGCAGAGGCGGCCAGTATCAAAGGCGCCGTGGGTCCCCAGATGGATAGGTGGGGGATGGCGGCCGCCGCCATGGGGAATTCTGAGGCTGTTGCCTATCGGGAGGGCGTTTGGATCCACCACTCACTCGCTTATCCGGTTTATTTCGCGAACGTCCCGTCCGTTGGGGTGGTTGGGGCCTCGAACGTCGAGGCGCTGGTACGGCGGATCCGGTATCTCCGCTGGAAACTCAATTTGCCGGCGCCCGGGGGCGATTCAAACGCGCCAGGAGCTTCGAAATGAGATTTTCAGTACAGAAGGGGCGGTGGATGGGATGGTGAAGAGTTCTGACTCTGGATATGAGGTGGCGCGCGTGGTCGAAAGGCGGGGACGATTGTGGGCGATCAGATCGACGTCGGGGACGGTCTTTTTCCAAGGCAGGGAGGACGCACAGCAGTTTGAGAAAGACTTTCGGGCGCATTGCGCTCTGTGCGAGAACTGTGACCTCCTTTTGGATAGAGCCGAGGAGAAAAGCTTAAGCGAAGGGACGGGGTATTGCGGGATACTCAATGTCTCTGTCCCTGTAACGGGCTGCGTGACATGCGTTAGTTTCGCAAGGATAAGCCGAGGGCTGCGGAAAATGCGCAGGCGCGAAGTACGACAATATTTCCAGGACCAAAAAGGGAAAGGAGAGGCGCTATGCCATCAGGAGAAGTAAAAAACCTGCTGTTCAATCTCCCGGAATCCTGGAGATTTGTCTCTCGCAACCCAGGCGCTGAGGCTCTGCCGGAGCATTGGGGGAAGCTTCGCCGGGCGCGGGTCAAAGCAATTGAGGAGGCAAAGAGATCAGGGCGCGTCAAAAGCCTCGACGTTGAGCCGCCAATTTACGAGATAGTTTATGCGGGGAAACCCCTTTATTTCTTCCCGTTTGGCGGCTCGTACTGCGTTTCCTGCAATCTGGACCAGATTAAGCGCTATCGCAGACGCCCTGGGTCAATACGGTGGTGAGGATAGGCATACGGACAAAGATTAACCGGAGCCCCATCCAGTTTCGCCAGTGCTCCTTAGGGGTGGTAGATCTTTTTGAT